GGTTTTAATTCAGCGTACAATAGCGTAACGTTCAAGTTTTTATTCCTTCCCTTCACGGGCTTTTAATTGTTCTATCATATTGACTACGAAATCTATATCTTCCTTGCTTAAATCCTTGCTAGCGTCGAACAGCAGCCGATACTTAGGATTCGTCCTCAGCTCTTCGGCGTATTCCGCTACCTCTGGGTCGGTGTAGTAGCCTGCGTCTTTCGTTTGCAGTGAAACGTCTTGTTCACCGTCAAGAGTGGCGACTAAGGTATCTATATTCATGTACATAGCAGACGCCAATTTCCTTAATGTTTCTAAAGACGGAATAATAGGTTTCCCGTTTTTAGAGTTTTTATTGTTTTCCAACATAGAAATGTATTGTTTAGTGAGTCCAGCTCTATCTGCGAATACTTGTAATGTAAGTCCATGTTCTTGCCTATAATCTCGTAAAATTTTACTTAGTTCCATAAAGACACATCCCTTGCAAGCGAATAACATTAATGTCAACTGTATTTTACATGCATGAAAATATTTTGTCAATTACGCTTGACAAAATATTCCGGTCACTGTACACTTAACTTGTCAAGTAAACTTGACCAAAAAGGAGGTGATGAAATGCAGGAAAGTAACTTAATCGAAAACAAGGTGAGGTATTGGCGAAAGAAAAGAGGCTTAACGCAAGACAGGTTGGCCGAATTATCAGGCTTATCACGGGTGTCTATTAGTGAGATTGAAAGAGGTACCGCAGACACCAAGATTTCTACGATTAAAGCACTTGCCAAAGCACTTAACGTAGAGTTTGCAGAGATTTTTCCTTAGCCCTAAAAGTCAAGTACACTTTACAACAACCGCAAACAAGGAGGGAAGTAGATGAACGAAAAAGAAAAAGAGCTTCGTATGGACGAAGCTCCGTTTAACAGCAGAAAACATTTGAAATTGTTACATCTGTACATCGGAATCAGGGAAGAAATCTTGGAAGTTACACAAAAACATCTTGGTGATATTGATGCCGAGCAGGAACGCCTGAATTTGATATATTCATTGGCTGACAAAGGCGTCCGTGAAGAGTTACGAGAACTGAGTCATCGCAACTTTAAATAATACATCTAGAGTCAAGGGTAAGGCGTTGGCCTTAATGTGGTCTTTGATTTTATCAAGACTACTGCGGTCAGCAATAGCGTCTATAAATTGTTGGCCTTTGATGGTTAAGCCTATCTCTAAATAATCGTATTCTCTATCTTTGCATCGAGCATCGATAGCGTATAAAAAGCCCTCTTGAATGAGGAGGTGAATGTGATAATCACTTGTTAGCGGGGGAATGCCTTCAAAACGAAGCGAGTAATTACTCTTTACGGTGGGGGTGGGGGACTCTTCAACAACTAATAAAATAGCCCTGAATAGTTCTAAATCTAAGCGCATAACAAAATCAACTCCTTAAAGGTGTTTTTTACAGCATACCACGGATACAACAATTTAAATATAGGACCTCAATAAAAAGAGAAGGGGGAATGGGAAATGAGTCCGGCGGAAATTATTTTACGAGAAGCTGAAAAGCTTCCCTGGGACGAATGGCAATGCATCGTTAAAGCTATGGAATTTGTCCATAGAAAAAGAGCCGACAAGCTGACACTTGACGACTCGGAGAAAACGCACGAGGAGCTAATGTTTCACGTTGAGCATTATTAAGAAAGGAGAATGGCAATGAAGTTATGTATGACAGTCGAAGAGGCTGCCGAGGCGGCTTCTGTAAGCGATGAACAGATTCGCCAATGGGCGAACAGCATTGACTTTCCGAGCTTTAAAATCGGACAGCGAGGTGGAAAGCGTCTTATCCACGCAGAGGCCTTTAATGACTGGCTACGAAAACAGGCCGAAATGAGACAGGGGGAACGATACCGGTGATTGAACTTGAAATTGCAACGTGTGTAATTGTCATCGCCGTTGTGCTGGCGTGTATATGGATTGAGATACGAAAAGGAGCATAACAATGAATGCAGACCAAATGATAAATCACATGATGACGGTTATTTACACAACTGCCGACGTGGAAGGTGTCCAAGTAGCCCGGCATTTCAGGCCTCAAGAAATCGTCGATTCCACACTGGCGGCGTGCCACAGTATTATCGACGGTAAACGCCTGTCAGAGCGAGAAACAGCGGTGCTTATCGTAACGTTCGGGGATACATGGAAAAATTACATTCGGCGTGCCGGTAACGTTCTTATGTCGTTTCACTTCGAGTTAATCATTAGAAAGAGAGGGATGTAATGATGAAGGCTGCTACATTACAGAGTCCGCCTGAGTGGATTAACCAACGATACTATGAAATCCAAAACACTCCGGTCCGTATAGTTCGACGTCATAGTATCGGCTATTACGTTAAAGAAGGGTTAAAAGCGGCACTTACGTTAACGGCTATTTACTTCTTAATTGTGCTTTTAGCACTTCTTTAAAGGAGGTATTCATGAATTGCGAGAGTTGCCCGAATCGGGATTACTGCATTCCCGATGAGTGCATAGGAAATGGCCGCCCTCTGCGGCAACAGAAGACGGCCAAAACAACTAAAAATAAAATTTTCAATTAAAAGGAGTATATCACATGACAGTTAAAATTAACAGCTTAGCCATCGAAAATGTAAAGAGAGTCAAAGCAGTACAAATGGAATTAGCCCAAAATGGCCTTACCGTCATCGGCGGCCGTAACGGCCAAGGCAAAACGTCCGTATTAGATGCTATCGCATGGGCCTTAGGTGGAGACAAATTCAAGCCGTCCAATGCGGCAAGGGATAGTAGTACGATTCCGCCTGAGATTCATATCGAGCTGTCTAACGGACTTGTCGTTGAACGTAAAGGTGCCAAGAGTAGCCTCAAGGTTATTGATCCGACCGGTGAGAAAGCCGGACAGAAGCTCTTGGATAGCTTCATCGAGAAACTGGCACTAGACTTACCGAAGTTCATGGGTATGAACTCGAAAGACAAGGCCAATACGTTACTGCAGATTATCGGGATTGGTGACGAATTGGCGGAATTAGACGCCAAAGAAGCACAGCGATATAACCGACGCCTTGAAATCGGGCGTATCGCTAAGCAGAAGAAGTCCTACGCCGATGAGCTTGAGTATTATCCCGACGCTCCTACAGAGCCGGTCAGTGCCTCGGACTTAATTAAGCAACAGCAAGAAATATTAGCTCAGAACGGCGAGAATCAACGTAAGCGTGAACAGCTAACTAAGATGACGGAAGAACACGAAACGCTTATCGCCCAGATTGCTCAGCTTAAAGAGTCTCTTGAAGAAGCCCAGGCTAAACAAGAGTCGCTGTTAGCCGATATGGAAACAGCTCAAAAGACAGTAGCCGAGCTTGTCGATGAAAGTACCGAAGAACTGGAGACCCATATCGCTCAGGTCGATGATATCAATCGTAAGGTCCGTGCTAACCAGGAAAAGGAAAAAGCCCAGGCCGAAGCCGAAGAGTTATCGGCTGAATACAACGGGCTGACAGCAGAAATTGAGGCCGTTAAAGAAGCCAAAAATGAACTACTCAATAAGGCAGATTTGCCTTTGCCGGAGCTTGGTGTAAAGGACGGCGAATTAATCTATAAAGGTCAGCAATGGGACGGCATGTCGGGAGCTGAACAGCTTATGGTAGCTACGGCGATTATTCGCAAGCTTAATCCTGAATGTGGCTTCGTCCTTATGGACAAGCTTGAACAAATGGATCAGGAAACACTTAAAGAGTTCTCCGAATGGCTCACCAACGAAGGCCTCCAGGTTATTGCTACAAGAGTCGGAACAGATGACAGTTGCAGCATCATTATCGAAGACGGTTACGTTAAGGAGTCAGCCCCGCAGCCGGTAGAAAACAAGAAATGGGAAGCCGGTAAATTCTAAAGGAGGTAGCTATGAAGATAATAACAGGAAAGCAAGAACGGTATCAGAAAGTCGTTGTATATGGTCCTGAAGGAATCGGCAAGAGTACATTTGCCGCTCACTTCCCTAAGCCCTTATTCATCGATACAGAGGCAAGTACAGCCCATATGGATGTGGCGAGATTAGAGCGTCCGACGTCCTGGGCGGTACTTATGGAATATGTCCAAGAGCTTACGAAAGACCACCAGGGATTTACAACCTTAGTCATCGACACAATCGACTGGGCAGAACAGCTTTGCGTACAGCATATTTGTTCTAAGTATCAGGTAAGCGGCATTGAAGATATCGGATACGGCAAAGGGTATGTATATGAGAAGGAAGAATTCGGACGGCTGCTTAATAAGCTCCAGGATTTAATCGAAAGCGGTATGAACGTGGTTCTCACGGCACACGCTATGGTTCGTAAGTTTGAACGACCTGACCAACCTCCGTACGATCGGTACGAGTTAAAGCTTAATAAGGCAGCCAGTCAGAAAATCTCCGATATGGTCAAAGAGTGGGCGGATATGCTACTTTTTGCCAACTACAAAGAGGAAGTTTTGAAAGTCGATAGCAAGGACAGTAACAGTAAAAAGGTCCGTGTTTCAGGCGGGCAACGGGTGATGTACACGAGTCATCATCCGAATTGGGACGCAAAAAACCGACACGGCTTAAAGGAGTGCTTGCCCTTCGAATTTGCTCAAATCGAAAATTGTATACCCCAAAATATCCAAAAATCGCAAGTCGAAGAAAAGCCTGTAGAGGAAATGAAAAACACTCCGAAAGAGGAAAGCCCTAAAGAAGAACCTGTTGTAAAAGCCGAACCTAAAAAGAAGGTTAAGGAAGATGACGGGATCCCGAAGGACTTAAAGAAGCTTATGGAAGCACGAAATATTACGGAAGCTGAAATACAAGCCGTTGTAGGCAGTAAAGGGTACTTCCCGGCTGATATGAGAATTAAGGACTACCCGAAAGAATTTATAGACGGTTGCTTAATTGCCGCATTCGATACTGTAGCTCAGGCAGTAGAAGCAAACCGAGACGAAAATGTACCGTTTTAATAATAAGGAGGATAACAATCATGGCAGAAGAAAGAGCATTTAGTTGGGATGAAGAAATTGAAGCAGTGGAAAACGAGTTTGTCGACATACCCGCAGGAGATTATGACTTTAAGATTACAAACTTCGAACGTGGTTACTTTGAAGGAAGCGAAAAAATGCCCGCTTGCAATGAAGCTAAAATTACCTACGAAGTAAACGTGAACGGCCAGAAAGGTCGAATTAAGCAAAACCTCTTCCTGCACAGTAAGTCACAATGGCAGCTCACCGGATTTGCCCGTGCCATCGGACATATGAAAAAAGGTGATGATAAGTTTACGATCCGCTGGAACGAAGTCCTCGGAGCTACCGGTCGCTTTAAGATTAAGCTTCGGGAATATAACGGAAAGACTTACCCGAACGTCGACCGATTCTACGACAAGGAAGAATCGGGGAAAGAGGGGACTCAAGGAGCCTTTTAATCGTGAGCATTGAGCTTCGTCCCTATCAGCAGGCGGCGGTCAACGCCGTCCTGCATGAGTGGGACATAGGCCACCACAAAACATTACTAGTCTTGCCCACAGGATGCGGCAAGACTATTTGCTTCGCTAAGATTGCCGAATCTCAAGTGCGAGTCGGTAACAGAGTTTTAATCCTGGCACATCGTGGAGAACTCTTAGAACAGGCAGCCGATAAGATAGCGAAAGCTACAGGTCTTAAATGTGCCGTGGAAAAAGCCGAGCAGACGGCTCGTCAATCCTGGTATCGAATTACCGTCGGCAGTGTTCAAACGCTTATGCGTGAAAAAAGACTGTCTCAGTTTCCTTCCGATTACTATGACACGATCATCATCGATGAAGCTCATCATTCTATCTCAGACAGCTACCAGAACGTTTTAAATTACTTCTCTAACGCTAGAGTCCTGGGCGTTACGGCAACGCCTGACAGAAGCGATATGCGAAACCTCGGACAGATATACGACAGCCTGGCATATGAATACAAACTTCCGCAAGCTATTAAGGCCGGATACCTCGCTCAAATCGTCGCACAGACCATCCCTCTGCAATTGGACATTGCACATGTCGGCATGGCGGCAGGCGATTATAAAGTAGGTGAACTCGGAACGGCTCTTGAGCCGTATCTTGATAAGATTGCTGAAGAAATGGTGACATATGCCAAAGACAGAAAGACCGTCGTATTCTTACCGCTGGTGGAAACGAGTAAGAAGTTTTGTCGATATCTTCGTAAATACGGCTTTAGAGCCGCCGAAGTAAACGGCAATAGCCAAGATAGGGCAGAAGTCCTTAAAGACTTTGAGAACGGAAAATACGACGTTCTGTGTAACAGTATGCTTCTGACTGAAGGATGGGATTGTCCGTCGGTAGATTGCATTATCGTTCTGCGAGCGACCAAATCCCGAGCCTTATACAGTCAAATGGTAGGTCGTGGTACTCGATTACACGAAGGAAAAGAGAACGTGCTGCTACTTGATTTTTTATGGAATACGGAACGGCACGAGTTATGCCGACCGGCACACCTTATCAGTAAAGATGAGGACGTCGCAAAGAAAATGACGGAAAAGCTTGAAGAAGCAGCGGCTCCTATTAATATTGAAGAGCTTGAAAAAGAGTCCGAATCGGATGTCGTAGCTGAACGGGAACAAGCCTTAGCTGAAAAGCTTAAGGAAATGAAAAAACGCAAGCGCAAGCTTGTGGATCCGTTACAGTTTGAAATGTCCATTCAGTCTGAAGACTTATCGGGATATGTGCCGTCGTTTGGTTATGAAATGGCACCGCCGTCTGTGAAACAAATCCAAGCCCTTGAAAAGTTCGGTATTTTTGCCGATGAAATTGAGAATGCCGGTAAGGCTTCACTTCTCCTAGATAGATTAAAGAAACGTCAGGATATGAGCCTGTCAAGACCGAAGCAAATACGCTTCTTGGAGTCTCGTGGCTTCCAGCACGTCGGTACCTGGACGTTTGACCAGGCATCTTCTATGATTGCTCGAATTTCTATGAATAATTGGAGAATTCCGAATGGCGTAACGCCTGAAACCTATATCCCGGCATAGTCCATAAAGGAGATGAAAAGGCAATGCGTAAAATCAACTTAATACCTTTATTGGACTACATCGACCCCGCCTTTTGCGATTATCAGGAATGGCTTCAGGTAGGAATGGGGCTTAAAGAAGAAGGCTACGACATTAGCGACTGGGAATCCTGGAGCGCCAAAGACATCACCCGGTATCACGCCGGGGAATGTGCTAAGAAATGGGCGACGTTCACAGGACACTATAACGGCAGTCCCGTTACGGGAGCCACTATCGTAAACATGGCCAAAGAAAACGGCTGGACCGCCACACCCCATTTACCCGATCGGGCGTATGGATGGGATGACGAAATCATTGCCGACGAAGAAGTCATTATCGACAAGAACTGGGTAGAAGGACGAGAAATTGAAGACCCCGGCGATAATTGGAATCCGGCTAAGGATTTAATTACGTACTTAGAGCTTCTTTACGACAGCTCCGATTATGTCGGCTATGTGACGGAGTCCTGGGAACAGGACGGGAAATTTTTGCCGTCTAAGGGGAAATTTAAGCGTACAGCCGGGGAGCTTATTCATGCTTTATCAGAGTGTGACGGCGATATCGGCGCCGTCCTGGGTGATTATAATCCCGATGTAGGGGCTTGGATTCGCTTCAATCCCTTAGACGGTCGAGGCGTTCGCAATGAGAACGTAACAGAGTTTAAATACGCCTTAGTCGAATCTGACTGTATGCCTATCGACAAGCAAAACGAAATCATTCGTAAACTGGAGCTTCCTGTTACGTGCATGGTCTATAGCGGCGGCAAATCTGTTCACGCCATCGTTAAAGTAGATGCTGCTAATTACGACGAGTACCGTAAACGGGTCGATTATCTTTATAACATTTGTCGTAAAAACGGCCTTGAAATCGACGTTCAGAACCGAAATCCGAGCCGCCTCAGTCGTATGCCCGGCGTTACCCGTAAGGATAAAAAACAGTTCCTGGTTGATACGAATATCGGTAAGAGTAGTTTTGCCGAGTGGCAGACGTGGATCGAATCGATTAACGATAATCTTCCGGAGCCTGAAAGCCTTCGAGATTTCTGGAATAATCTGCCGCCGTTAGCCCCGCCTCTTATCGAAAACGTGCTTCGTAAGGGTCACAAAATGCTCCTTGCAGGACCGTCTAAGGCGGGTAAGTCCTTTGCCCTTATAGAACTTGTTATCGCCATTGCCGAAGGCCGCAAATGGCTGAATTGGGATTGCTCCCAGGGACGAGTCCTGTATGTGAATCTGGAGCTTGACGCCGCCTCTTGCCTGCATCGATTTAAAGACGTGTACACGGAGCTTGGGTGGGAAGCCCGCAGCCTTTCTAATATCGATATATGGAATCTTAGAGGAAAATCTTTGCCTATGGATAAGCTCGCTCCGAAACTCATTAGGAGAGCCGTTAAACAGGAGTACACGGCGATTATCATCGACCCGATTTACAAGGTCATTACAGGTGATGAAAACAGCGCTGAACAAATGGCTCACTTTTGCAATCAATTCGACCGTATCGCAACGGAGCTTAATTGCTCGGTCATTTATTGTCATCATCACTCAAAAGGCGCTCAGGGCGGTAAGCGAGCTATCGACAGAGCCTCAGGGTCAGGCGTATTCGGCCGTGACGCCGACGCCCTCCTCGATATGATTGAACTCGACGCTGAACAAGTCGGGTCCTCTCGTTCGGCTTGGCGTATCGAAGGAACCCTTCGTGAGTACGCTTCTTTCAGGCCTGTAAACGTGTGGTTCGATTATCCTGTTCATCGTATCGACGATACAGGAACGCTTGAGTCGATTAAGCTGGACGTCGAGATGACGCCTGCAGAACGTGGCCGAAATTCCCGAAGCAAAATAAAACGGTCTCGAATCCAGAACCTTGAGGCGGCATATAATGCGTGTCTCATCTCAGGTGAGGTAACCGTAGGGGATATGGCCGAATATCTTGATGTGAGCGTTAAGACTGTCGGTCGAGATATTGATAGCAGTGAAACCTTCCGAAGAGAACAAGGGAAGGTATTTAGGAATGAATAAATATGAGTCAAAAACGCCGTACATGCATAAATATAATCGGACAAACATCGGACATTCGTTATATATATATACAAATGTCCGTTGTATAAAAAGTCCACAATTGCCATGGACGGACAAAGTGTTAAAAACGGCTTTGGCTTTGCCGTTTTCTTAACACACTTTGACCGCCTCAGGGCAATACGTGCCCTCGGCGTTTCCCTAGAAAGGAGTATGCAATGAAAGTAAAGTTTTTCTTGCCGATGATGATTCCGTCGGCGACTCACCAGGAAAAGAAAATTATGGTAGTAAACGGCAAGCCTGTCGTGTATGAGCCGCAGAATGTAAAAGACGCCCGCCAGAAGTTTATGGCAGCCCTTGCCCCTTACGCTCCTAAAGCTCCGTTTACGGGTCCTGTCAGGCTTTCGACGACGTGGATATATTTAGCGACTACCGCCCACCCTATAAAGAGTTGGAAAACAACGAAACCCGATACGGACAATTTGGTGAAGCTCTTAAAAGACGTGATGACGGATTTGGGCTTTTGGACAGATGACGCTCTTGTCGCTTGTGAAGAAATTCAAAAATTTTACCTTGATAAGCCCGGACTTTATATCGAGATAGAGGAACTTACCAATGGCTAATCAAGAGGTCGTAAAACGAGCCAGAAGTGCTTTTAAGGAGATTCTAAATGAAATGGAACACCCCCAGTTTGATTTACTTCGGCGGGATCCTGAAATTAAGAACCTCGTCGAACGCCTTGTCCGTAAAGTAGAAGAAGCCCGTAATCCTAAAAACTGGCCGATTGAAGAATACCATGATGATTACGAAAAGAAGCATCCTGAAGATAGTAATTTATGGGTATGGCTATTTCTACATGCAGCCTTCATTAACTCCGAACTTGCCGATGTGCTTTGTTTTCTTCGTGGTCGTGGCTGCGTGCTTATCCCCGATGACCGATTTGGGTATGTTATTCGTCCTGTTATTGGTAAGGACGGATTTAAAAGTCAGGAAGAATATAACCAAATCAAGGAGCCGCTGGCTGATTACGGGGAACCCCTGGTTAAGTTACTAAAGAAAATGAAAGCCCTAGTTGACTGCGGCAATATCTTACCGCAAAAAGAATTGCAACAAACGACACTGAAAGGAGAATTATAATGACCAATATCGCAAGAAACCCTATTAACGGACAGGTTGACCCGGAAGATGCTGCCGTGTTACTGGCTAATATATCTGCGGATTTAGCACGGGTCCGTGAGGCCGTTTACAGAGATAGTGAAATGGATACGGACTGCAAAGACAGAGCGCTTAGTGCCATTGATGCAGCCTTCCGAGACCTCGACAGAGCATATAGTTATCTCGAAGAGTAGGAGGCAGGGCATGACGGCAAAGGAATATCTTGAATACGTTCGCAGTCTAGAGGTTAGGCTACGAATGAAAGAAGAACGGATCGCTCAGCTTCAGCATGATATATGCAGCCTGCAAGCCTTGGATTACGCTAAAGATAAAATCACCGGCGGTAGTCCCATAGATGTGTCCGACAAGATTGCCCGCCTAGACGAACTTATCCGTGATACTAATCGTGAGTGGGATGAGCTGATAGAAATGCGTGAACAAGCGAAGACCATCATAGCAAAGCTTGAAAGTGCCACTCAGCAAGAAGTGTTAACTAAGCGGTACATTCAGAATAAACGGTGGGAACAAATTGCTGTTGAGATGAATATCACTTGGCGACATACCTTCCGAATTCATCGTGCGGCACTAGAGGAGTTTTCTCAGAAGATGGCATTAAATGTCAGTATATTGACATGATATGATGTAGAAGTAAAAAGTACGGGAAATACCGTACGCACAATCATTCTAAGTAGTTTTATTTACAGCCGAGGCGGCGTCCATTAGGGCGTCGCTTTTGCCGTAAAAAGAAAAAGCCCTACCGAAGTAGAGCTTTTTGAGCAATAAGCGTGCGCATGCTTATTGCTCGGTCGTGTGTGCCGCGTTTCTGGATGAACGTTTTGCGTCCAAATCAGAAATCGGGATAGGCCATGCACGTTTGCCATAATCGCGAGCGTACATTTTCTCTCCCGTCTTGGGATGCGTTTTCCATGCTCGGAAAATCACACCGCCATTGTATTTAGTGTTCTTCACGGCAATCACCTCACTTTCTGAACAGAATGAGGTGTGAGCTCACACAATTGAAGTATAACATAAATATTTAATAGGGTGCGCATGGTTGCATAATAAAGAAATAACCCCACGCCGTTATGACGTGGGGTTATTTCCAGAACAGCAAACCAGACAAGAGCGATACTAATTTCTCTGTCGTTTCCAACTCATTTGCGCAGTTAAGTTGGCTGCCGTTGAACACTAAATACACCCTAAATATATATTTAAATTAAAAAATTGTAAAGTGCTATAAAATTTTATAGTTGACGATAATTGATGAGAAAAAACTATATGTTGTTGTTTTTTCTTTACAAAAGAAAAACAACACGCAATATGTCGTGTTCTATTCCTATTTATCAAGTTGAAGTGCAGTTTCGGTGATAAATAGCATAGATATAAAAGTGCCTGTATTTGGAGGCTTTATGACGTGTAAAACGGAAATTCAGTGCTGCCGACGTTCTTGCCTGAACAACTCTAAAGGATTTTGCTCTGCTAACAAAATACATATCGGCGGAACCGGCACGTGCAAATGTTTCGTTGCAGCCAAACACGTTATGAATCGTTCCAAATACGGCACGCAAAGGAGGTGAGTCTGTAATGGCAAAAGGTAAATATGTACAGTGGCTTCAGCCTGATAATCTTTTGCGGTTACAGGCTTGGACTCGTGACGGTGCGACTGACGCCGAAATAGCGACTCATATCGGCATTAGTCGAGACACTTTATATTCCTGGAAGAAGAAATACCCTGACTTTTCTGACGCCTTAAAAAGAGGTAAGGAAGTCGTTGATATCGAGGTAGAAAATGCGCTGCTTAAACGAGCTATGGGGTATGAGTATAACGAGGTTACGAAAGAAATGACGTATGCCTCTAACGGTGAACCACTAGGTCTTGCAGTGACGAAGGTTGTAACTAAGCGTGAGCGGCCTGATGTAACAGCGCAAATCTTCTGGCTGAAGAACAGACGGCCTGACTTATGGAGAGACGTCAAGAACGTCGATATGCAAGCAAAGATTGAGAATAATCCCTTTGATGGCGTTAAGTCGGAAGATATAAAGAAGCTGATTGCCGATGATTGACGAACGCATTAAGCGGCAAGCAAAACGAGAACTCGCACGGCGTGAGTTCTTTTATTTTTGCAATTTAATGGCTTCAGACTTTTATAAGCCTGAACGACGGTATCTTGTTGAGTTGTGTGAAGCGTTGCAGTCGTTTTATGAAGATGAAAAAGCCAAGGTGCTTATTATTAACGAGCCGCCTCGACATGGAAAAAGCAGAACGGCGGGTTTATTTGTCGAATGGGTATTAGGCCGTAACCCTGCCGAAAAGATAATGACAGGGTCGTATAACAATATTCTTTCGGCAACCTTTGCTAAGAATGTTCGAAATGCGATTCAAGAAGTTAAAGCTGACGATAATATTACCGTTTACTCCGATATATTTCCGAACGTCCGCATTAAACGTGGTGACGCGGCCATGGATATGTGGAGCTTGGATGGCGGTTACAATTCATACTTGGCCACGTCTCCGTCAGGTACGGCGACAGGCTTCGGCTGTTCACTGCTTATTATCGACGACATCATTAAAAATGCCGAAGAAGCCTACAACGAGACAGCGAAGGAGAAGTCCTGGCTGTGGTTTACGAATACTATGTTGTCACGTCTTGAAGAAGGCGGGAAGATACTCATCATCATGACCCGATGGGCAAGTGATGACCTTGCCGGCCGAGCGATTGAGCATTTCGGCGATGCGGCCAAGGTGATTACAATGCAGGCATTACAGCCGGACGGCAGTATGTTGTGTGAGGAGATATTATCGAGGCGTAGCTATGAAGAAAAAGTGCGTGCCATGGGTGCAGATATTGCATCGGCCAACTATCAGCAAGAGCCGATAGACCTTAAAGGACAGTTATACTCGAGCTTCAAGACATATGACCGCATCCCGACGGATGTAAACGGCAATCCGTTGTTTACGTCTATCCGCAACTACACGGATACAGCCGATACAGGTTCCGATTACCTCTGCTCTATTGTGTATGGGGTGTATAACGGTGAAGCCTATGTGCTTGACCTTCTATATACAAAAGACGCTATGGAAGAGACGGAGCCGGCAACGGCCGCCATGTTATATAAGAACGGCGTGAACGTAGTCGACTTTGAATCAAACAACGGGGGCCGAGGGTTCGCAAGGCAGGTGCGGCGAATCCTGCAGGATACATACAAGTCAAATAAGACGGTCATTAATACGTTCGCACAGACAAAGAATAAGGCGGCACGAATACTTTCCAATTCAACATGGGTCATGGAACACATCTATTTTCCGACCAACTGGAAAGACCGATGGCCTGAGTATTATAGGGCGATGACTCGTTATCAGCGTGAGGGTAAAAACGCACACGATGACGCACCGGACGCAACGACGGGTATTGCTGAGAAGATAAACGCACCGCAGATTAAGGCGGCACATGTCAATATTTATTAAGGAGCAAAAAATGGACTCTGAAAAGCTGTATGGATATAAGTTACTAAAAGACGCATATTACGGTACGGGACTATTCTCTGTTGGCCGTGGCCTTGTAAAGCATCCGAGAGAAAGCACACAGAATTACGCCTTTCGTAAGAAGCTTGCGTACTACCTGAACTATACCGGTCCTATAGTCAATGCGTCGGTAGATCCGATATTTAGGGATACAATCAAGCGTGAGTACAAAGACACGGAGAAGTTCCAGGTGTTCCTGGAAGACGTGGACCGCAAAGGCACGAGCTTACAGGAATATATACGTCGGCAAGCGACCTTAGCCAAGCTATACGGTGTTATGTATGTCGTTGTGAACAACGTTGTGGAGTTCGGTGAATCGGTAGCTGATAATGTCAAGAATCGAGCTTTACCGTATTTGACTGCTGTTGAGCCGCATCACATTACGGACTGGCAGTTTGATGAGAAGGGAATATTAATCAAGTTTGCATACAAGGACGTTATTTACGACGCAGATAGGAAAAAGCAAACACGATACTATATATGGACTCCGACGAACTGGCAAGTCTTAGACGAAAACGGAAACCAAATCAAGGGCGGCACGCATAACATTGGCCGCATTCCCGTTGTTCAGTGGTTCGGTAGAAGCTCCCAAAAGACGGATATCTTACCTCCTGCCGAGTTTTTGAGTATTGCGCAGACAAACTACCATGTGTATCACCTATGCAGTCTCTTAACGCAAATACTCAACAATCAGACGTTCTCCGTCTTGACGATGCCGGCAGACGGCAGCACTCCCGACGTAACGCTCGGAACAAATAACATGCTGCTGTATCCGCAAGAGTCATCTCACGCACCGGCATTTATTGCACCGGATAAGGGACCGGCCGAAGTGCTGATGGCACAAATTGACCGACTCATAAAGGAAATGTACCGTATGAGTGGCATTGATTCGGTAGTCGGCGTAGAACAGTCAAAGAGCGGTGTGGCTAAGCAGTGGGACTTCGAGCGAACCAACCAACGCCTGGCGGACTTCTCCGTTCAGTGTGAGGAAGCCGAAAAGGATATCATTGGACTGTATGAATTGTGGGCGAAGGAAACCGTCGGATATGAAGTTGAATATCCTCGAGATTTTCAAATTAACGACGTTACCGAATCGCTGTCTCAGGCACAACAGGCACTTGACCTTGGGTTTAGATCCGATACGTTCTCTGCTGAAGTAAGTAAGAAAGTCCTGGAAGCGTATATGCCGAATATTGAGCCTGACACATATGATGACATCGTGAATGAGATAGAAGAAGGCTTCGACGAGGCTGAACGGGATAGGGATTTAATGAAACAGCGATTTGAACCGACGACGGGTGATAAGGGTGATGTAAATGCCGAAGGACAGAACGCAAAACAACCTGGAGAATAATCTGGACGGATTTGAGCGAGTCCTTCGGGCCTTAATCTTAGCTGGTATGGATCCTAAAGAAGCCGTAAAAGTTGCGTATCACCGTTATCCGGTTATGCGTCACCTGTATAAGGACTTGCTCGATGACCTTGTCGGTGATTTTGCTAAAGGGTACGGGAAGAAACAAGCAGCGGCCAAGTTTGAGCATGAAGCCATATCAACAGCCATGAAGAAATCATGGACAGACGACGGCGTAAATCTTTCTGAACGCATGTATAA